GGTATCAAACTGTAGTTAGTACTGCAGGAACAGTTGGATATGCAACTACCAATAAGATTGTTGGTATTAATACTGCAGGTATTGTTGTGGGACAAGATCTACATCCTATAACTAATGTTGTTGGAGCTGGAGCAACAGTTCTAAGTATTGGAATCAGTACTGTTATAATGAGTATTGATACACTTCAAGCTGGATGGAGAACTGGAGTAGCATTTACCTTTGGACATATTAAAAATACAATATATCAAATTAAGTCATATGATGGAAGCGATATATATGATGAGTATGACACTAATGATGAAATTGAAACAGAAGCAGATCTGATAGTCGATTTCACACAATCTAACCCATTTGGTACTTACTAATGTTAGGCACTTATTATTATCATGAAATTTTAAGAAAGACTGTTATATCTTTTGGTACAGTTTTTAATGACATTCGTATTAGACACACAAATTCTGATGGATCACCTTTCAGTGAAATGAGAGTTCCATTAGCATATGGACCTGTCCAAAAGTTTCTAGCAAGATTAGATCAACAACCAGAATTGAATAAAGCAACAACTATGTCGTTGCCTAGAATGTCTTTTGAGACTACTAATATAGTATATGACCCAACTAGAAAAGCTGGTATAACTCAAACATTTAAGGCAACTGATGGAACTAATTTAAGAAAGGTTTATATGCCTGTTCCTTATAATGTAGGATTTGAATTAAATATAATGACTAAATTGAATGATGATGCATTACAAATTGTAGAACAAATACTTCCATATTTTCAACCATCATTTAATCTAACTGTAGATTTAGTTAAAGTTATTGGTGAAAAAAGAGACATTCCCGTAGTATTAGATAATATATCTTTTCAAGATGATTATGAGGGTGATTATGAAACTAGACGAGCATTAATTTATACTCTTAACTTTACAGCTAAGACTTATCTCTTCGGTCCTGTTGCTGATACTTCAGATGGACTTATTAAGAAAGTACAAGTTGATTACTATAGTACTGTTGATAGAGAGAATGCAAGAAGATCATTAAGATACACTGCAACACCAAAAGCACTTAAAGATTATAATGATGATAATACTGCAGTTTTAGATGAACCAATTACAAAATCCAAGACAAAAATATCTGTTAATGATTCCACAAACTTTGCTGTTGGTGATAGAATTATTATAGATACTGAGATTATGAAGATTAAGTCTAAACCTGATAATGGTTCATTAACTGTTACTAGGGGATGGGATAAAACTACTGCTGCATCTCATTTAGAGAATACTAGTATTGATATACTAAGTAGTGCAGATGATATATTAGTTGAACCAGATGATGATTTTGGATTTAATGGTACACTAACAGATTATGATGATTCGGGAACGTATAGTCCAACAAGACAAACTGATATTTAATGGAAACGATGACTAGTTATGACCCTATTGACGATGCATTAAATACAAGTAGTAATGCCGTTGAAGTAAGTACAACACCTGAAGGTGGTTGTGTTAGAAGAAAAGATGAACTTAAAAATGTTAGTGATGATGTAGAAAAGGATTATGAGTACACTCGTGCTAATCTATATTCTTTAATAGAGAAGGGGCAAGAATCTCTTAATGGTATAATGGAACTTGCTGGTGAAAGTGCAAGTCCAAGAGCATATGAAGTTGCAGGACAGATTATTAAGTCAGTTGCTGATACAACAGACAAGTTGTTGGATCTTCAGAAAAAGGTTAAAGAAGTTGATGAAGAAAAAGGAAAACCAACTCAAGTTACTAATAATGCAGTATTTGTAGGATCTACTTCAGAACTTCAAAAGATGTTAAAAAGTGGATTTAAGGATAATGGAAAATAATAAATTAGAGATAGAAGATGCTAATGGAAATATTGCATTTGAGGTAATAGATTTAATTAAACCTGATAAGTTAGTTCCGAATGAAGTTAAACATGATCCACTTTCCGATTGGAGAACGGAGATTGGATTTGATAAATAGTTAAAAATTCTGTCGGTTATGATCATTAAACCACTATCTGCATCTGCTGATATTGCTAGTGCTGCAAATTCTACTATAAATGATGCCACATTAATTAGAGTTGTTAATGTAAGCAATGCTACAGTAAAAATTACTGTTGCTGGATCTGTTGCAACTGATCTTTATGTAACTGCTGGAGAATCAGTTATTATAGAAAAAGAACAAGGAGCAGCTACAACTTCAAATGGATCTACTGTTTGGGCAACTAAAATAGCATACGCAAATTAATAAGCGATGAACGAACATGATGTATACCTGGGTAATCCTAACCTAAAAAAGGCAAATACCCAGATTGAATTTACTGAGGAACAAATTATTGAATTCCTTAAGTGTAAGGAAGATCCTGTATATTTTGCAAACAATTATATGAAAATTGTCTCTCTTGATGAGGGACTTGTTCAATTTAAGCCTTATGATTTTCAAGAGAAGTTAATTAATAATTTCCACGAGAATAGATTTAATATCTGTAAAATGCCTCGACAGACTGGTAAGTCTACTACGTCTGTATCATATCTATTACATTATTGTGTTTTTAATGATAGTGTTAATATTGGTATATTGGCAAACAAAGCTGCAACTGCAAGAGATTTATTAGGTAGATTGCAGACTGCATATGAGAATTTGCCTAAATGGATGCAACAAGGTATAATATCCTGGAATAAAGGTAGTCTAGAACTGGAGAATGGATCAAAGATACTGGCTGCTTCTACGTCTGCAAGTGCTGTCCGAGGCATGTCGTTCAATATCCTTTTCCTCGACGAGTTCGCTTTTGTCCCAAATCATATCGCAGAAGCATTCTTTAGTTCTGTTTATCCTACTATTACTTCTGGTAAAACAACGAAAGTAATAATGGTTTCTACCCCTCATGGGATGAATCACTTTTATAGGTATTGGCATGATGCTGAAAGAGGAAAGAATGAATATGTTCCAACTGATGTACATTGGTCTCAGGTTCCTGGTAGGGATAGTGAGTGGAAGAGACAAACTATTGCTAATACTTCTGAGCAACAATTTAAAATTGAGTTTGAATGCGAATTCTTAGGATCTGTTGATACTCTTATTGCTCCTAGTAAGCTTAGAACATTAGTATATGAAGAACCTAAAACAAGAAATGCTGGTCTTGATATTCATGAAGATCCAATAAAGGATCATAATTATATGATTACAGTTGATGTTGCCCGTGGATTGGGTAATGATTATTCTGCATTTGTAGTTTTTGATATTACAGAATTTCCGTATAGAGTTGTAGCAAAATATAAAAATAATGAAGTTAAACCTATGATTTTTCCTAGCATCATATATGATGTTGCAAGGGGGTATAATGAAGCAAACTTATTAATAGAAGTTAATGATATAGGAGATCAAGTAGCAAGCATACTTCAATTTGATCTTGAGTATGAAAATATTCTTATGTGTTCAATGAGAGGACGTAATGGACAAATTGTTGGATCTGGATTTAGTGGTAAGAAATCTCAACTTGGGGTTAGGACTACAGCAGCAGTTAAAAAATTAGGTTGTAGTAATTTAAAGACTTTAATAGAAGATGATAAAATTATATTTAAAGATTATGAGATCATATCTGAATTGACAACATTTATTCAAAAGCACAATTCATTTGAAGCAGAAGAGGGATGTAATGATGATCTTGCGATGTGCCTTGTTTTATTTGCATGGGTAGTAGCACAAGATTACTTCAAAGAAATGACTGATAATGATGTAAGAAAAAGGATTTATGAAGAAAGAAGAAATGAAATAGAACAAGATATGGCACCATTTGGGTTTGTTTTAGATGGTATTAATGATGAAGAAAGTTTTGTTGATGATAATGGTGATACATGGCATACTGATGAATATGGGGACAGATCTTATATGTGGGACTACATGTAGACTACATGAAAAAGAATATTTTAATAAATATTTTTAGAATAATCTGAGATTCGGAGAGGAAAAGATGCCACTAAATTTAGCATCTCCTGGAATTGTAGTTAGAGAGGTTGACCTAACAATTGGTCGTGTAGATACTGCGTCTGACAAAAGAGGTGCAATAGTTGCCCCTTTTGCCAAAGGACCAGTTGATGAACCAACAATTGTTGAGAGTGAGCAAGACCTACTAGACAATTTCGGAGAACCATATTCCACAGATAAGCATTTTGAACACTGGATGGTGGCTTCTTCATTCCTTGCTTACGGTGGATCATTAAGTGTTGTAAGAGCAGATGATGCTCAATTTGCCAATGGTGCAGTTGGAACTGCAGCAACTATCAAAATTAAGAGTTTAGATCATTACAATGATCTTGGGTATGATGGAACACCTATAGCTGGTAAATCTATTGTTGCAAGAAACCCAGGAAGTTGGTCTAATGGTGTTAAGGTTGCAATAATCGATGCAAAGGTAGATCAAACATTATCTGGTTTAGATGCAGCATCACCTGCAGGTAAGTCTGCAGTCGCTGTTGGTTATGGTATAACACAAGACATGACTGGAAGAGTCATCTCTGGTGCTGGATCAACCTCAGCTGCTACAGGATACTTAAAAGGTATTGTTACAGAAGTAGACGCTGCAAACAATAAGATTGGAGTTAAAGTCTTAGAGCACATAAATTCTGCTGGAGTTTCAACAACCGTTGATTATACACCACAAGGAATCTATTCATTTAATGCATCTGGTAATGTTGCTATTCATACTACAGGACAAGCAGTTGCATATGCTTCCACATCTTATACTGGAAGGGAAGATTGGTTTGGAGCACAAACTATTACTTTAAGTAATTCAAGTGTTCAGTGGGATCAAATTGCTGATCGTCCATCAACTTCTACTTTCGCTGCTGCTAGAGGAGTAAGATTTGATGAAGTACATGTTGTTGTATATGATGACAAAGGAACAATTACTGGAAATGCAGGAACAGTTCTTGAAAAACATGTAGGTTTATCTAAACTAACAGATGCTGAGTATTCAATAGGATCACCTTCCTACTGGAGAAAGTTTATTGCTAATCAATCTGATTACATTTTTGCTGGTGGTTCTGGAGAAATAGGTCTTACAACTACTGGATACAGTAGTGGATATACTCTTGATACTGATGGATCATGGGATCAATCAGTTGAACAAAATCAAAACGGATTCTTCGATGCTGCTGGAAACCACACACTCACTTTAGAAGGTGGTAAAGATTATAATGGTCAAGTTGGTATTGGTAATTCTGGTGCTCTAGAAGTTTCTTTAGCAGGTCTTAGATCTGGATATGAATTATATGAGAATAAGGATACTTATTCAGCAGACTTCTTACTTATGGGTTCTGCTAATCATGACATCTATACAGCACAGGCACTTGCTAATAAGTTAATTGCCGTTGCCGAACTGAGAAAAGATGCTGTAGCATTTATCTCACCATACAGAGGAGCATTCCTAGCTGATGCAAGTGCTGGAACAGTTGTTGTCAATTCTGATGCAGAAATTACTGATAAGATAATTGAATTCTATTCACCTGTAACTTCTTCATCTTATGCAGTACTTGATAGTGGATACAAGTACATGTATGATCGTTTCTCTGACACATTCAGATATGTTCCATTAAATGGAGACATCGCTGGAACTTGTGCAAGAAATGATATTAACAACTTCCCTTGGTTCTCACCTGCTGGTACTTCAAGAGGTGGAATTCTGAATGCTGTTAAACTGGCATACAATCCTTCTCAAATCCAGAGAGATAAACTTTATTCAAATAGAGTTAATCCAATTATCTTTACACCTGGTGGTGGAATAACACTATTCGGTGATAAGACTGCATTTGCAAAAGCATCTGCATTTGATAGGATAAACGTTCGTAGATTGTTTATTTACCTTGAAAATGCAATCTCTGCTGCTGCAAGAGATCAGATGTTTGAATTCAACGATGAAATCACAAGAACAAACTTTGTGAATATTGTTGAACCATTCATGCGTGATGTTCAGGCAAAGAGAGGAATCTTTGACTTCAGAGTTATTTGCGATGAGACGAATAACACTGCTTCTGTTATAGATAATAATGAATTTGTTGCTGACATCTTCGTCAAACCAGCTAGAACGATTAACTTTATCGGTCTAACATTCGTGGCCACCAGAACTGGTGTCTCGTTTGAAGAAGTAATTGGTTCTGTATAATCTATCTCATACACATAAGGTATAAAAAGCTATGGCAACACAATTTAATAGACCACCATTAAGGAAGATTACCGACTTTAAAAGTAAGTTGACAGGTGGCGGTGCAAGGCCGAATCTATTTGAGGTAGAACTTGCTTTTCCTGATTCAATATCAGTCGATAATGATGTAAAGGATAAATCAAGATTCTTAGTTAAAGCAGCAGCACTTCCTGCTTCTAATATCACACCTATTGATATTAACTTTAGAGGAAGGATTTTAAAGATTGCTGGTGATAGAACCTTTGATACTTGGACAATTACAGTTATTAATGACACTGATTTTGCAATTCGTTCTGCTTTTGAAAAGTGGATGAACGTCATTAATAAATTATCTGATGCAACAGGATTTAATGATCCTGCAGAATATCAGGAAGATGCATTTGTTCATCAGTTAGATCGTGATGGGTCTACTCTTAGAACCTATAAGTTCTTTGATATATTCCCAACTAACATAAGTCAGATGGATCTTTCTTACGAAACCATTGATACTGTTGAAGAATTTACAGTAGAACTACAAGTTCTTTACTGGGAATCTATCAAAGGTGTTGGTGCTAATGCAGGAGGCGAGAGCATTTCCTAATAAATATGTTATAATAGTAGGAAAACTTATATACTATGCCTAAGCTTTTTGGATTCTCCATATCAGATAAGGAGAAAAAATCATCTTCATTACTGTCCCCCGTTCCTCCATCAAACGAGGACGGGGTTGATAATTATATTTCTAGTGGATTTTATGGTCAGTACGTAGACATCGAAGGTGTTTATAAAACTGAGTATGATTTAATGCGTCGTTATAGAGAAATGGCAGTTCATCCAGAAGCGGATGCTGCAATTGAAGACGTTGTTAATGAGGCTTTAGTTAGTGATTTATACGATTCTCCAATTGAAATAGAATTATCTAATGTAAATGCAAGTGATAAAATAAAGCAAAAAATTAGAGAAGAATTCAAAGGCATCAAAGAAATGATGGACTTTGATAAAAAAGCACACGAAGTTTTTAGAAATTGGTATGTTGATGGAAGACTTTATTATTTGAAAGTCATTGATGTTAAGAAACCAGAAGAAGGGATTAAAGAGATAAGATATATTAATCCAATGAAGATTAAATTTGTTAGAAAGGAAAGAAAACAAAAAGGTAATGAGATGATGGGACCACAAGGCCCATCTGATATGAAGAAGGCAATATATCCAGAAATTGATGAGTATTATGTTTATACTCCTAAACCAAATTATCCAACAACAATGTTTGCTGCTGGTGGTGGAAGAGGAAATGATAAAACTTCAATTAGAATTGCTAAAGATTCTATCACTTATGTAACCTCTGGTTTATTTGATAGGAATAAAGGTACTTGTTTATCATATCTCCATAAGGCAATTAAGGCACTTAATCAACTTAGAATGATTGAGGATTCTCTTGTCATTTATAGATTATCAAGAGCACCTGAAAGAAGAATATTTTATATTGATGTAGGTAATCTACCAAAACTTAAAGCAGAACAATACCTCAAAGAGGTAATGAGTCGTTATAGAAATAAACTAGTATATGATGCAAGTACTGGTGAAGTTAGAGATGACAGAAAGTTCATGTCTATGATGGAAGATTTCTGGTTGCCTAGAAGAGAAGG